TATTGTAATTCTAGTGCATTATCATCATTAAAATCTGATAAATTTTTTATATATAACCAAAATTCTATTGCACCTGTTGTCAGATTTTGTTGTGCTGAATATGTCTGATTGATCACTATTGAACCTGAGTCAGCAGTATCTTTATTAAGATTAAGAGCACCAGAACCTTGTACATAATTAGTATGTTCAGGAACTATTGTAACAGCTGCACTCTGAGTCCAAGCAGTAGAATCTTCGCAATCATCAATGATGATGGCCATATTTACGCCTCGCGTTCAGCCTTAAACGTTAAGACCCCATTATTCCAGGGTATAACAAATATAAAATCAGTAGTAGCAGCTAAATTTAATGCACTTACAGCTGTATCAATAGCTGCCTCAGTATTAGAGAACACTGGTGTACTTGCTGTAATATCGCCTGTGGCCATTATGCTGCAAAGGTACCCTCTATGATACCTTTCCTTTGTAATTCTCTTAGAAGTGTAGCTAGAACATCTGATGTGTCTGCAAGAGTAGCAGTATTAGCGTCAAATGCTAGATCTTCAGTAAAATTTGTAACGACAAATACTTGAGTTGCATTGTCTCTATGTTTTCTTGGCATCTTTTTTGACCCCAGTTTTTGTATTGTCTTTTAAATTATCAGGGTGATGTGATGCAAATTCTGGATGTTTAGCAAGCATATCTGCTGCTGCTTCTTTATAATCTATATCAAGGTAGTGATTATACAACCTAAGAGCATTTTCTTTTGTCATTTTACGTTATTGTATCCGTGATTTGATGTACAGATTTTGGGAATACTAACAATCCTTCACCTGATTCACTGACTCTAATTTTTTTACCTATCAATGGCTCATCTATTACAACTGAACTGATACCTTTGAATGTTTTCCATACACACGACACCATTGGAACAAACTGTAGGGCGCCATCACTACTAGCATTCTGAGACACTACTACTTTGTTCCCTAGCAATTCCATTAAAACGCCAGTTTGTACTTTATCGCTAGAGAAGCTTGGAATGCTGGATCCCTTGACATTTATTAAATAATTTAGTAAGTGTTGATGCTCGATCGGATTGATATACAATACAATATTATCAGTAACTATAGACTGAGCTCTGATTTTCCTGTTGCCTATCATAATATCTAAAATTGGATTGCCTGTGACTTCATCATCCCAGCCATCTTGTACTGCGACAGTAGTCAGTGTATCAGAAGGAGCTGGAACAGTAGGAGTGGCAGCCGCTGCTTCAATTAGAGTGGAATAGATACGAATATCTACTTGATTTACTACTGCTCGTACTAAATCACGTACATGTGTACCTAGAATATCTATATCAGAGTCGTTTATATCTTCCGTTGATATTAATTCAGACTCTACTTTGAAATGTTTAACATAACTAGTCTTTCTAGTCCAAGTCTGAGCTACTACATTAGGCAAAGATCTCTCAGGAACATTGAAAATACCAGATGCTGTGATAGCTGTGGTATCTGTGGTGTCTACAAATCCGGCTGTTTTCTGATACCATCGTATTTCTCTTGCTGCTGTCTTAGAGACCATAACAAATTTCTTGAGAACGGAGGCTTCATCAGCAAAACCACGGGCTAACTTATCTATATCAATGCCTCGTATATCTTGCTCGCCAGATGTGTCTGCTACCATTATGCTAGATTAATATTAATTGGATTAAGATAAAACATGAAAGATTCTGTGTCAGCTGCTGTTTCAAGAGCTATACCTACAATGGCTTCACTGTTTATATCAGCTACTACTAATTCATTATCTGTGGCGCCAGTTGCGTTGTCGGATATAATTGCTAGTCCAACAGTGACTCCAGAAGCACCTGCAAAGCCTCGAAAGATACCTCGCATATATACACCGATTCTTGTCTTACCATCTGAAGCTACTTTCTCTTCTGCTGATATACCAATGATCTCATCGGTATCTCCACCAGATTTAGCTACAGTCATAGGGTCTGAAAGAATAAGATGTGTGCCTTTCTCGATACCAGTACCATCTGCACACGTGAAGGGAATTGGTGGTTCCATTTCGTGCACTAGTTCTGATTCAAGAGCCATACTGACATGTATGTGTCAGATCTTTAAGTAATTTGCTATGATTGTGTCCTTTTAGCATCTTCTTCGGCTATTATCCTCTCCGCAAGAGCCAATATTTCTTTATGGATAGCCATAGATTTTTCATAACTCTCAATATCCGCTTTCGTTCCATCCCTGACCTCAGTCCATATGACCTCTCGAGGAGAACCGATCTTGATACCCAGATCCTTTGGTTCCTTAGGATGGGCTTCATTTTTTGAGCTCATTTCTCATTACCCTAGCAGCATAATCTTTATCACTTTCTTCTGGTTCTTTCTTCTCACTTTCACCAGCTTCTGACTGTCCACCTAATAATTTGTCAGCTGCTAATTTTTCTTGTCGCTTTACGAGCTGCTCAAACTTAATATTTTCATCTTTCATTGCCTTCACGCTGCTTTCGGCTCTATCCACTACACTCTTTTCCTCTGCCTCTTGTGGTTTTTCTTCTTCTGTTTCTGTTGTTTCTTCCATGTTAATCACCTTAGTAGCCCGAAGTTTAATGCACTTCTAGGTTGAAAATTAGGAGAGGCTGTAGACTGTGCCCTTAGTTCTGCAAAGAACATATCTCTTTCTATTTGATCTTGTAATTCTTGTTGTCTACGACGTTCAATATTATCGTTAATTATCTCTTGTTGTTGTATGAAATAGGCGTGTCTTTCTCGATTTAATTCTCGCTGATTAGCAGTAAAAGCTTCTCTATCTGCTGTACGTTCTTCTTTTCTAAGGGCATCATCTTCTTTTTTAAGTTGTCTTTGTATATTTTTTTGATTTCTAAAATATACATCACGTTCTATTTGTGAAATTTTATCAAGAGCTCTTCGTTTACGTTCACGTAGATCCCAAATTTCTTGGTCTGATGCACCAGTGTCTAACTTTATACGTGCCTCAGCATTCAATTCTTTATTCACAGAGTTCACAAACAATCCTTCATTTGCAAATTCAATGCCTGCAGCTAGAGTATTAACACCTGGAAAGAGTCCAAAGAATTTTTCTATATTTGTACGTTCAAGAACTTGATCAATGTGTGCTGTTGATTCTTCTGCTAGATCAATATTTCCTGCTTGACGTGCATCTCTACCAACCATTCCAATTCTATCTATTGCTTCATTTCTAATAAACTGTGCAAATGGATAAGATCCAAATATACCAAGAGCAGCTACACCAAGTGTTATAGGATTTCTAGGACTCTGGACTAGAGTTTCAGTGACTTTGCCGGTCCTGGCGTTTGTACTTGTCACCGTTTGGGTTTTAGTAAATATTTTTTCAAAGAATCTTTGAGTCAGAGTCAAACTCTTTTCTGTTGTTTTAAATCTTATAACATTACCACTTGCTGTATGTGTTTGTGCAATCTTTGTTATTTCTTCAGCAGTGTTTTTTATTGTACCAACTACACTTTTTGCTATTTTATTTTTAGCTATTATTGCTGCCGTTTCTTTTGTTATACTAGCTACAGGTCCACCTACTAATCCTGCTACTGCAAAAGGATCTAGATCAGTTGATGCTGAAAATCCAAATGGCTCATCTGTTGAAAGCCTTTCCTTTAATTCACCTTTTTCAAATTTCTGTCCGAATGTTCTCTCTTCTTCTACTTTTATTTGACCAGGATCTATACGATCTTTAACATCGACTGTTGTTCTGGCTGCATCTGCTTGCTTCTTTTTTAGATTAAATCGTGCTAGTTCATCTGCTTGATTCTTTTCGTCTCTTAGTTTTTTAGATGCTGCTGCAAAGTTTACTCCACCTGTACCAGTGGATTGTTCTGGTGCTCCTTTAAGACGCTTACCTCTTGGTCCACGACCTTGACGTTTAAGACCTCGTTGCACTGCAGCTTTCAGAGATGCACCACGTTGGTCACGTTTTTTCTTCTTACGTTTTGCTGCTGTGTGTTGTGGCATTATCTCAACTTAGGACCTGGTAAGATCCATCCTCCTAGTCCTGCTACGGCTGCTATCGATAACGTCAACAGCGTCCCATTCAATCCATGACTTAAAGCTGCTATTTCCATTGTTGTGATCGCAACAATCGCACAAGCAATCACTTTCCAATCTACTCTTTTGTTTCTCATCTATTACCTGCCAACTCTGCTGTTGTGTCATTTGGTTCCACTGCTCCTTCATTTGCTTGTATCTCTGGAGCCTGTACTTCTGCTTCCTGTTCTTCTTCATCAGGTTTGTTACTCAGAGCTTCATTTTCTAGAGATACAGGGAAGGTTAGATTAATAACTAAATTAAGTTGAGCAAGTACTGCTTCTTCTACAAAGAGTTGCAACTCTTCTACACTCTGCTACCATGCTAAGTATACGATCTTTGCTGCCGCTTCTGTTATGTTATTAGAATTGCCGATGATAACTTTGGGTGTACCAACAGTTTCATAGAACTTATCATCCAATAGAATGATCCAAGGAATAGGATTCATAATTGCATTGTTACTCATCGCCACAACTTCAGGTACCACCGCATCTTTTGGGATATATATGTTCTCACCCTCTGCAATCGCCTTATCAAGTTCTGCCTTAAAGTTGGCGATCTTGGTGGAATCATCCGTATCGAGATGAAAGAAATGTCTTGGAACAACATTGTAACGCACCCCCTTACTGTGCAATTTCATTGCTTCGTTCTTGTATAATATGAGTCTCTCTACTGCTTCTATAACGCTTACTCCATGTATCTCATCAGCTACTCTATCCCGTGCTAGGTGGAATATAAGTTCTGGTTTGAATCTTCTTTTTCTTTTACTACCTTTGTTGATCTGTTCGTATCGTTTAATGCGTCCTTGTCTATCTACTACAATCTGAATAGAACCTGGATCAAGTGGTTTGAGGTTGAGTAGATTATCATCACTATCTAGAATGATCTCAGCAAAGAAGTCTCCACCTATGTGACATACTCTAATTGCGTTTTGTAGTATCTGATTAAAGGTGTCTTTACCCCAACCAGTGATAGTGCCTAGAAGTATTTCAGTTTCTTCACTAGCAGTAAATCCTTTACCAATACACCACGTTGCTTTGGCATCGATGGCTTTCTTTATTTCTGGTATTTCTTTATAGTAACCTAAGTATTTATGCCAATGTTCACTAAGCCATGTGGTTTCACCTGACTCACTTGGACCATCTGTAGTCTGACTGTTTACACTGTATGTAGTAGTAGCACTATCTAAGTCACTTCTACTACTGCCGGCAATGTCATATTCTCCCATTATATTGCTGCGTATGTGGCGTCTGCATATTCTTTAGTTACAACGTCTCTTTCTTCATCAGGTTGTTCGACGTCTTTGAGCACTTTGTCTCTCTCTGTTTTGTTTCCATTAATACTGGAAAGTCTAGATAATACTGGCAAGGGGCACATTTTCAGCTCTCCTATCGAATGGCACTGAATGGCCTTCGATGATACTAAGTTCATTGAGATTGATTCCATCTACGATGATATTACCAAGCAAGCGTCCAAACTTACCTACTCGTTGATTGGTGTCGATAATGATATCTGCATCTTTTCCTTCGGCTTTCTCTCTCATCCATTGAAAGGATTCTAACCCGCCACGTTGATCGAGTTCAGGTGCATCAATGCCCAGCAGT